TCTTTTGGCAAAATACCATAAGAGTATTTATGAAAGGCTGGTTTTATAACCTTTCCAATCTATTTCTCATAAACTTTGCATACGTTTCTCCACCGTCTGCAACTTCCCACATGTCACCACCCATAATCTCAAAATCATGTTCCAAACCATCTTCGATGATTGGAGCTGGCAAAACGTCATCATCCATTTGATTCATATTTTCTAACTGAATCTGTTTACGTATGTCGTGGTTAACAATCTCTTTAAAATACTGTTGGGTTGTTACCCAAGAAAACATGACCAGAGACATGACCATATCGTCATTTGCACCATCTTCTGCACTAAAGGAATTCTTTTGCTGAATAAAAGTGGTCAACTCGGAGTATGTATCAAAATCTTGAATCAACAATTTGTCACCTTCAATCAAAGTCTTAAGGTTTGAACAACCAATTGCCTTTACCTGAGGAGACATTTTCAATCCCATTTGAACACCACGGGCAAATCCAGCCGACAATTGTTGCGGTTTCTTATTGCCTGTAAATATCTTCCAAAGGTTTTCATATTCAAAATCTGAATGTAATGAATCTGCTACCTGAGGATTGTTGTTAATTTCCACCAAAACATACGCATCATTGTAATATCTTGCTGCGTTATAGATGACTGTTGGAAACAATATAGGTGTAATTGATGAACTCTTATAGGTTGCCACTTGTTTGTATGGCGTCTGTGAGATATCAATTACAGAGAAGGCCGAACTATCAAGATTCCTACCTTCTGAAACATCGACCGTGATTGCATACAGGTGGTCGGATTTAGATTCATTCACACCTTCTTTAACCGGATGTTCATATATTTTCAACAGGTCGTGGTTCGCAATTGGGTCGGTATATACCAATTGTTGCAGTTTGTAACCAGAAACCAAAGTGTTTGAAGAACCTAAAAACTCAGTCTCAAACTCTTGTGAGAATTGTCGTTGAGAAGTATTGCGAATTGTTTCTTCTTTCCATTTCTCATCTCGACCAGGTACTTGTGACCAATGTATTTCAAAGTTAATATAATTATTCTTCTTATTGATTGAGTCCATCCATAACTTGTAGAATAGATTCATACCATTAGGTGTAGACACAATAATAATCTTTGTCTTTTTACCTGATGAAATTACAGGGTAAACAGAGTTAAAGAATTCTTCCGCAATATTGTTTGGAACGAAAGCAAATTCGTCCAAGAATACAATGTTAAAAGAACCTCCACGAATTGCAGATGATGAAGTGGACGCAGCAACAATCTTAGAACCATTTTCAAGTTCTACGTTACCTTTGTTCCACGTAACGATACCTTGTTGCAACCACATTGGTAAATTTTCATATGCAAGTTGGTACTTGGACAAAATATCACGAGCTAAGGCTCCTTTGTTGGCTAGAACTGCACAGTTTTGTTGGTCGGTAAATATGGTTGCCCATAACATGTACGCTACAGTGGTTGTAGTTTTACCAACCTGTCGTGGACATTTAGTGATAACGAATCGATTGTCTTTGAAAAGTTTTAACATCTTTTCTTGGAACGGCCACATCTTAAAGTTGATTAGACCTTCATCAACGTTAACAATCTTGATATAATTTTTTGCAAAATAAACAGGGTCTTTGGCACATCTTATATATTCATCAACTTGTTCCTGTGTATACTCTACCTTAACACCGGCTTTTTTAAGTAATGGATTATCTCGGTACGCTTCACCAAATTTTAAATCGACATTATCAATCATTCTTTACTTTTTAAAAGTTTATTTAATTCAGCGGTTGAACCAACGAAAATTGCTTTATCAATTTTGGTATCACCTTCTTTTTGTTTACCATCCATTGTACGCATTTGTTTTTGTACCGCAAGTAGTTCTTTGTTCGCATCAACCACATTCTTTAGTAGTGTTGCATAGACTTCAAATGCCCGTGGATGTTGTCCAGCAGATGCAATGTGTCTTAGTTCTTCCATTGCATCTTTGCCGTTATCAATCAACTCTTGTAGATTGTCCTTTGTTTGTTCATAGGCATCTTGTAAGTCTGTTTTTAAATCTGGACCTTCTTCAGTCTTAGTAACTACCGGTAACAGAGGTTTTATTTCCTGTTCTACCGGTGTTACATCAAATAATTTTTCCATGTTTTTGTCAAATGTATTCATATTTTTAACTTAGTTTATAATGCTGCGATTCTACTCTTAAAGTCATTGAAGTCGGATGATGCTGCAACCAGTACCTTTAGATTAGCCAAAGGTACAGAAGCACCAACTTGAATTGTATTGTTTGCAAATTGAATGCTTGCAACATTTGCCAAAGATTTTCCACTTACATCTAAAGCTACGTTGCTTGATCCTGAAGAAGGTATAACAATTGTTCCGTTGCTTGTAAATTCCCATTGTTCTTTAAAATAATCAACTGTCTGTTCATTTTCTGGACTAGGATTTTGATAGGTAACAGCATTCATTGTATATGAATATGTTGTATTGATAGCAAGTGTTACTGTTGTGTTTCCACTACCAACTGTTGTGCTTGTTGTAGTGGCTGCGGATGGTACAGTCACATATGTAAAGTCGCCCCATTTGGTTGAACTTGAATATGCATACAGACCAGGTAAAGTTCCGTCTATTGGTAATTCATAGGTAATTGCAATTGCTTTTGTACTGCCATTTGGATACGCATATCCAGTACCAACAAGAAAATCACCTTTTACATCCATCTGTCTATGACCAAGTCTAATATTTTGACCTGCACCTGGAACTTGAAGTGAATTTGCCCAAGCAAGGTAACCATTAGCCGCAAGCACTTTGTAATTAATGAATCCAGTTTTACTGTTAGGGTCTGTGGTTGTTCCGTTTACATATAGATAATTATCACTATACTTAATCCAATTAATTTTTGGTGATGTTACACCAGTTATTTCTTTTTCCCAAACCAATTGGTTGTTTGCTCTAAACATATAGATGTTTGTATTCGTTGCAGCATACCAGTTGTTTGATGAATCGTAACTTAGTCCAATGATTGTGTTTCCATATTTGTTGACATTATTTGTTCTAATGTAAACACCTTCTGTATCAAACTTATGCACTTGGCCGTTTGCTGATCCAACTAATAAACCACCACGGTTTGGTAAAGCAATAATAACGGATGCGTTTGCCGCATTACCTGCATTATAAAACGTGAAATACAATTCACCTGTAATATCAAGACCCGTAATTAAATTGTGTTCACCAGTATAATATGGAAAATCTTCATCATCAACACAAATATCTTTAGAACCAATTGAGTCGGTAATTAAAGTATTCCAAACATTTTGTCCAAGATAATTAAATTTTGTAACACGGGTTGACCTGTCATCTGGAATGTTTGTTAACAAATATATGTTGTTATTTCCGTCAACTGTTACTGAATCACCATAACTTGCTACCAGTGTTCCACCCACGTTGGCCGCAGGAACAGATTTTCTCCAATATATTGAACCATATGGATCAAATTTAATAACTGTTGCCTGTGGTAAACCAGTAACTTCATTCTGTGTTGTCATTGATACTACAATATTATTTGCAGAATCATATGCGACACTGTGGCCATACGCATTGTTGGCTTGTGTATCTATTTGACCAAACAACATACCCCAAGCTCTATGTTCATGTGGGTCAGTAGCAATTTCAACCTTCGTATTACTATACATTGTGGTATTGTCAAATAGAATATCACCCAATGAAGCAGTGTTTGCTTTGTTGAAAGCATTCTGTGCCAACTCTTGGTTGGTTTCATAATATGTATTTGATGTATTTGAGTTAAAAGAAACTGTAGTATACAACTCAGTAAAGTTGTTATTTGTTTTAGTAAAAGCCGTTCTTAATGAATCGCCTTTGCCATCATTTGCTCTAATACCAATATTGATAGTTTGTTTAGCCATTTATTTCTCTCGTTTTGTTTACTGATTTGCAGCTTTATTGATTGTAGTAACTTCAGCCAATGTGTTATCAGCCTTAGCGTCTTCTTTATCAACTGACATGTAGTCAATATCTGTACTAACTCTACCAATTGAATCGACTTCAACGAATTTCAATGGGTTCAAGTTGTATGATGTAAAGTTGTAATTTGCCAAAGTATTAATTCCGTATATAGGTTTGTCTGACACGAAGTTTCCTGTTAGTTCTTTTAGTCTCAATACATTATCTGTAAATTGTACAACCATGCCTGTTGCGGTTGCATCATCTGAGGTGTAACCTTGATATACTTTTTCACCCACTTTATATGTTCCGTAACCAGAATCTAAGTTCATGTAAAATTCAATTACTTCTTCTTGTGATACTAAGTTATATACAGAAACAAAGGCACGATTGATAACACTAGTCTCTGTAACCTTACCAAATATAAAACCTTTGACTGTGAAGTTTAATGTCCAAACAATCATCCGAGTTTCATTTTCTCTACCACCTTCATACGTGATTTCATGTTGTGTAGAATTTAAAATCACAGGAACTTCTTTAATTATTCCCATTTCAGGAATAAGGTTTAACTTGATGGTGTAATCTGGTGTAAAGAATGGTAAAATGTGTTCAATAATTTGTGTACCGTCTTCTATGTTACGCACATAGATGTAAAGATTGAAATCGAAATTGTATGGTACAGGATTGTATTGTGAAAGTATTCCTGAAGGCGCAGTTCCTGAAAAATTTTTAATGTTTGTGTTTTGTTTTCTACTTGAATCGTATGATAAACCGGCCATTTCAAACGACATACGTGGTAGTGTCATCTGTACCTTTTTATCCAAATTCAAATCTTCTTCAAGCCGCATGACATAACGTTCTTTACTTGCATATGCAATAGGAACAATAAATCTTTCCGATTCGGTAAGGTCTGGTTTAAATCTATACAAGGTAATGTTATCAAACAGATTACCAAATCCAACAACCAATTTTCTTATGACACGGTTATATGTTGACATTATATTCTTCCAAATGGATTGGTTTCTGTGAAGTCAATAATGTTATTGGCTGTATCAAACAAATATGAATTATCGTAGGATTCATTTCGTGTACTGTCTTTCAACGGATCATAAGATGCCAAATAGTATCTTGCATTACTTGTTGCACCAATGATTGCAACGTTGTCACGGAATTCACCTGCAATATTTGTGACCTTTAGTGAGTCATCTGGTTTGATCCATTCTTGTACTAAAGCCACGACCCATGCATTTGCTTGTGTATTATCTGTAGATTGAAATACAACTTCCCTAGCTTCATATGTTCCAGTTCCAGTTCCAGTAGTCAAGTCTAGTGTGTAACTTGATTGAATCATTACATCATCAATGTCTTCCACACCAGTGTCGATAACTTCTTGTGAGTACTTGAATTTCTCTAGTTCCAATTCATAGAAGAATGGTATTTTACGTCCCAACATGAAGAAGTCTTTTGTTTGGTTTGTAAATTTAATTTCAAACAACTCACCAGTACCATTTAAGAACGGTACATAAATCAAATCACCTTCTCTTGGTCTTGTGAATATATCTTGTGGTACACGTTGAGAGAAAGAACGCTTTGAAAGAATAATGTTGACAGTGTTTTTAATCTCAAGGCCAAACTTAGAAAAGAATTCTTTTTCGCCACCATATTCCATAGAACTTGATAGGTAGAATTCAATTGGAAAGGCTGCACTGAATCTTTTAATTGGATCTTCACCATACAATATGTCTCTATCGGTTTCATTTTCAATAGGTAAATAGTAGGCGTCAAAACCCATAATCTTGATTGACTCAACAATCAAGTCCTCAATTACCCTTTGCTCAGCAAGAGAGTTATAGTTATTGAAATAAACCGAGGTTGCCATATTAGTTCATGAACATTTCTAGTGGTGCACCGTACTTGTCACCAATTTCTAAATGTAATGCATCTATTTCTTCTTTGGCTTCACTATAGATTTTGTCACCATTTAATTTGACACCACCTGGTAATTGAATACCTTCAAACTTTTTAAGGTTATTGCCCCAAGAACGTTTGATAAGTGCTGTTGCATATTCTTTTAACCAACGGTCATTCCAGGCCTGTGTATACACATCAGGATCAATCACCGCATAACATTCTGCAATGACTGTTGTACCGACTGGTGCTTCGGTTCTACCCCAACCCCAATCAATATAGAGTCTTTGCATGTGTCTCTGAAATCTAATAGGAACTTCACCAGTAAACAGTTGTTCCAACATACGTAAGTGTTGTAGTGTCAACGTATAGTTAATGTATGAAGCGGAGGTAAAGTCATACAACTCATTCAAACGGAGTTGATATCTCAAATCAAACATATTGACTTGAGAATGTGAATCGGAAATAGGGAATATTCTGGTGATACCAGCAATTTGTAATGCATTGTTTGATGAATCTTTAGCTTCAGACAGGTTCAGATACTTATTATTAATGTCTGTCTGGTCTATCTTTTTAATGTAATAGACTTTTTGTAGACCATCAAAATGATAATCTTGCCAGTATTGTAATGCATCGTCAATACGGTCTTCCACCTGGTCGTCATCAACGTTGATTTCAATTACAGGAAACCCCAGTCTACGCAGGCAATAATCTTTGAATGCCGTTCTTGTTGTGATTGTTTTCGCCATTATATCCCCCTATAAGGATATTTATGCTTCAGGTTTTGTAACTTCCACACACAATCCAGATACATATTTTACTTAGTTATCAAAGCACTTGGTGGAGTAAAGTTACTAGTATATCGTGCGTATCCTTTAGTAATTCTTAGGTCGTCTATGTAACCATTCATCAGTCTGTCTGATGTGGTTGAACCTCCAACTATTACTGCTGTTACTGAATTATAGGCGGTTGAGTTTGTCGCTGTTGTACCAACTTGTGTTCCATTCACAAATGCTCGCAAACTTGTC